TGGGGTCCGGGCCATCGGATCTGGCAGGACTACGACGATGGCTAAGAGGGAAACGCTCTATCGGAAATGTGCGGACTGCAACGGCACCGGCAAAATCCGGCCACGGTATACGTACTCTAAGCACATCTCTGGGCAGCATTTTGACTTCCAAGCGGCCGAGCGAAAGGTCAGAAGGTGCGAACACTGCGAGGGCGTCGGATTCATTCCGGTTATTCATGGTTCGCACTCAAGTATATAATTCCCTTACGGAGCCAGTTGGCCTTATGAGTTCGTTCGCCCTGTCGAGATTTTACGAGATGCACGCTCAGGCGCTTATGCTTGGTCGCCGCTTTCGTCTTCCCGACGTAGCGAACGATCGACGGCTCAGACGAATCAACCAGTCCATATACGATCATCGGAGTGTTCGGATTCTTCATAGAAACAACCCGCGTTCCTCAAAGTCGCGAGAGGCTTCTGATTCGATGTCCCCAGTCAGCAGCGTCAACTGACTGAGCGCGATCACTGCCGCAATTAGGCCGTCGATGCGCTTTGTTTGAGAAGGCTTTTCGATGAACAAATTCTCGTAGCGGTCGCGCTTCGGCTCGGCGTTGGCGACGCACCATCCCAGCACGGGATTACCAGCGTGCCGAATTCGCTTGAGCCGAACCAGCGCCTCGAAGAGCTTGAACGACTCCGACAAGGCGCGGCCCTGTTTCACTTCCACGATCGTCTGCCGGCCCTTGTCTCTGAGCGCCACGGCAAACTGCGTCGCGTTGTGTGGGTCATACCCGATCCGTTGAGGGGAATAGGCAGGCACGATCTCGTTCATCACCTGCTCGTAAATTAGATCGTGATCGATGACTGGGCCCGGCGTCGAACGCAGATAGGGCGCTAGCTTCGACGGCATTCGCGCCCAGACATCGAACGGGATCCGTTCCTTCGTCACTCGCTCGCGCAGTGTGTCTTCCGGCAGCCAGAAGAACGGGATCAACTCGACGCAGAAGTTGAGGTTCAGCGTCTTCTTGACCGCCTGGTCGCCGATCATCTCGACCAGCTCCACGGTGTCGCCGGTCCCGTGCTCGTCATCCACGCGCAGCGCCACGACGCCGGACGTCAGGTCCAGCTTCTCGCTCATGTCGAACCCGAGCGCACACGCCTGACCAACATTCTGATCGCTCACAGCCGGAACGCGACAGGCGTCCCAGAAGTCTGGCGGAATCCACACGGTATGAGTCTGCGTCCAACAACAGAAATTGAGGCGCTTCACGAGCCCCTGGTCGCTCGGCATCGACTGCGCCGCGTCGACTTGGCTCTGCAGGTAGGACCGCCGCGGCAATTCTATCGAGAGGCTGGGATTTGTTTTCTCCCACACCGCCGGGTCGGTCCAGTCGTCGCAGTCCTCGCAGCCGTCCTTGGGTTCGCGATAGCCATCGCCGTAGCACGCCTCGCAGGGATCGAGCTGGCAGACGTACGCGAACCACTGCTCATCCGCGATCGTGCCTTCGAGGATGTCGATCGAGTGCGCGTGATGCTGCCAACAGATCGAGGTTTTATCGAATCCGCTATTGGTGATTTCCAGCTCCAGCGGCTGACGCCGATTCTTAAAGCCGGCGATCATCTTGTTGATCACCATGCCGTCGCGTTGCTCGTGAATCTCGTCTTGTAATGAGAAATGCGGAATCGGCCCGCTCTTGCTCCGATGCTCAGACGACATCGCGCGGAAGAACGAATTGCTCTCGACGTGCGCGATGTTGTACTTTCCGATGTCCAGCATCGCTGCGAGGTCTGGCGAATCCGTCGCCATCCGCACCGCATGATTGAACAGGTTCGCCGCCTGCCCACGATCAAAGGCACCGACGTAGATTTCGGCCGACGGCTCACCATCGAACGCGAGCCCGTAAATTCCAACGGCCGCGAGAGCGGGCGACTTCCCTGAGCCCTTCGCCGTTTCGATGTAGGCGATCTGAAAGCGTCGACCATCGTCAGACACGCGGCGCCAGCCGAAGAGGGACCCGAGACAGAACACCTGCCACGGCGCGAGCACCATCGGCGTGCTGCCATCCTCGAGTCGGATGAACGCCGGGAAAAAGTCGATGATGTGCTTCGCCGCTTTCGGGCTGAAGTAGTACGGGAAGTCGCGCGTCCGCTGGCGGGCATAGTCTGTCAGATGCCGCGCGCACGCCAGCCGTACCGCACGTCCGGCGAGAATCTTCCCGGCGCCCACCGCGAGCGCGTAGCGGCTCACCGGATCGGTGGGCTTCGCGGGCGGCGCAAACTTGATGCGCTTCTTCACTTCGCCACGATCTTCAGCTTCGGGGCCGACTCTTGGAACTTTTGCGCCGCGCTCTTCTTCGCCGTGCCCTTCACGTGGACGCGCGACCGCGCGGACGGGCTCATGCCAAACTCCGACTGAAACGCCTGCATCCGCGCCAGCGCCTTGTCGGCAATGGCGAGGTACGGCGAATGGACCGGATAGCCGGACGGCGCCGCGATGATGGGGCCGTGCTTCTTGATATGGGCCTCTGCGACTCGCCAGCGCGCCCAGGCGTTGCAGTACGACAGGAGGGCATCGGTGTCAATGGTCGCGAGTAGGCCCGCCGCTAGGAGCTCAGGGGCCGTCTCCTGCCACTTCAGCAACTCGTCGCCCTCCAACCATGCCGGCGGGTCGAGCGTCGCCGGCTCGCACTCCGGCTCGGCTGGGTTGAGTGGGCGCCGCCCAGGATTTCCACGCAGCAGCTTCAGTTTTGAAGGCGTCGGCTTCGGCCCTGACTTCAACGTGTTACCGCCAAAGAGTTTACGCCTAATTTCGTTTGAACGAAAGAAATATTTCGTATCGTCAAATACAGAACTTCTGTCAGTAGGGATCGCTCACAGCGCGTTCCGGCCTTTGCAGTCAGGGCAGATGATCTCGCCGTCGCCGTGAATGCACTCGCCGCAACCTCGGCACATGTCGTCAGGGCAGACGAAGATGGTCCCTTCGTTGTTGCAGCGGTAGCAGTACTCGCCGTCCCCGTCGTCGTACTCTGCGTCGGCATCGTCCCACGCGCCGGTAAACTCATTCGAGTCGTGGTTCTCAGCCACGCGGAATTTCTCGAATGTCGCGAATCCAGTCCTTCGCCTGATCGAACGTGGAATACGGCCCGCAGTGCTTGTGCCAACTGTCATCGTCTTCGTTACGGTCGTAGACGAAGAACGTCGTAGGGTGATCCAGATCGTAGCCAACACCAAGACGATGGCCATCGCGGAACTTCCGAATCTCATGGACGTCGATCGGCACGTCGTAGATGTCGGTCATCTGTGAACATTCGTCGTTGCCATCTTTTTGTTTCATAGCCCCTCATCGTCGGACTGTCGAATCAACACCGCGTCCACGCCCTCATGGCGGAGCTGCGTATTGATCGCCCGCTTGACGTACTCCTCGATCGGCAAATGCCGGAGGTCCGCCGCGTGGCGCACCCAGTTCCGTTCGTCGGCGGTCATTTGCACGCGAAGCATCCGCATCTCCTTGCCAGTCATCAGCGGTCCAAGCTCCGGATCGCGCGCGCGATGTTCCCGAAGTCGCTGGCGGGATCAGGTAACGGGTCAGTGGTGTCGATCGCAGCCATGTCGGCCGCGCCGCGGGCGTTCCAGACCTGACGGAGCGCGTCCTTGATGTGGGGCAGGATGTCGCCGCGTCCCGCGCGCGTCGCTAGATCGACTGTGAGCTGATCGAAGTCTGGCTCAGGCATCAGGTATGCTCGTGCTGAGCGGTCGGTGAATCGTGACGACCTTGCCATTCGGCGGCAGCGTCACGGCTTTCGTTTCGCCGGGCGCGATGTCGACGACGAGATCCCCGATGCGGCCGTCGGTGAACATCACGGCGAACCGCACCCGATCGGCCGTCGTATAGACGTCGTCCCCGATGCACATCTGGACGATCGAGTCGAAGTCGTGGGACTCAGGCATCAGCGGTCCAACTTCTTGATCGCCTGCTCGACGACCGCTTGCAGTTCGTCGTACGTCCCGGCGCCCGCGCGCACCCACTCGTCCACCGCGTTGGTGACCGGGTCGATCAGGGCGGCCCCTCGGGCGTTCCAGATGAGACGGAGCGCAGCAGCGACGTCTTCGGCGTCACTCTCGACGTTGTTCTCGCCAGCGGAGCCGCTGAAGTCTCGAACCACGTCCCGCGCGATTCGATCGAAGTCTGGAGCCTCAGTCATCACTTAAGCCTCGATTCCTCGGCGCAGTTGCGCTTGTAGCTTTCAAGCGCCATATCTGCCACAGCGGCAGCTTCTTCCGCGAATCTGTCGGACACTTCGTCGATGGCCGGTCCGCGCCCCTCTTGCATCCGCTGCTGTTGCTGTGCCACGTAAGAGGCCGAAAACACGCCAACCCACATGTGATTCAGCACATCAATCGCCATTACTTCACCCGATGCCCCAAAATGCGAGCAGCTTCAACGCCGTTGTCCTGCTGAAGGTACTGACCGACGGCCAAGCCGAGTCGAGTGCGAGCCGCCGCGATGCGCTCATCGGATGTCGGAAGACCACCGATGAACTTGAGCTTACAGATCGCGCAGCACTTCTCGCCGGTCACGCTGGCGAACAGATCATCGCCAAGGTTATTGCCGCAGATTGCGCAGCGTTTCATCGGGTCCCTTTCGCGAGCTTCGCTCGCCGCTTCCGCCTTGGCAGACTCGGAAACGTGGTGCTCCGGCCGAACTGGCGCACGAGCGCTTCGCCGATGTCTGAATAGCTCTTGCCGGTGCGCGCGCGGACAGCCTGCAGGAGATCGCCCTCGCGCGCTGGCATGCGGATCGCGAGCACCGCCTGCGCCTTCCCAGGATAGACGACACCGTCGACCTCAAACGCCAGTGCGGCGCCGTGCGCGGCCACGAGATGCGCGATCACGTTGTTGCGGCTCAACTTCGTCCGCCGGCAGAGGCGGTCGAGCGCCTTCCGGCCTGCGGGCGTGAAGTCCATCGCGAACGGTTTGAGCGCGTTGCCGGGAAATGCCGAGTGCCGGCCAGCACCCGCGCGAAGGCCGCCCCGAGGTGTCATGGTCACAATCATACACCACTATAGGACCATCCCGGCTGCCGCCCCCGCCGCCGCGCCGAGGCTCCACGCAAGCCACCGCGGCCACTGATTCGACTTCACCGTGTGCTGGATGTTCACCCACCACACGGTCTGAATCGCGAACGTCGCACCGAAGACGGCCAGCGGATTGCCGGCCACCACGCTTCGAGTCAGAAGCGTGGTCATCAACCACTGCGCGAAGCCACCCACGAACAAGCGCCCCACATCCAGGACGGTCACGGCTTCTCCACGAGCTTCCGTTCGCCGCGTCGCAGCGCTTCGAAGTCGTCATCGAAGAGTCCAGGCGCGCGCGGCGACAGCGCGTCCTGCTCTTCGATGAAGAACTGCGTCTTCGTCTTCCCGGCACGCTTGCCTGTGCCGGTGTGGCAGTCGTGCGCGTAGTCGGGGATCGCTTCCGGTGTGGCGCGCGCTTCCTCGAGCGCGGCCTCGAGCGCCACCTCGTCGATCGCCTTCGTGTCGTACACGAGGTTCGTCAGGTGGTCCGCGTCGCGACTTTTCGCCGCTTGGCAGAGCAGGATCACGGCTTTCGACAGGAAGATCCGGCCGGCGCCGCGGCCCTTAGCCTTCGCGATGATCTCCCAACTATCGAACAGCGCTTTGATCTCCTGCGTGATGCAGCCGGCGCAGTCCTCTGCGGAGACGGTCAGCAGCCGGCGCCAGGCGTAGGCCGGATAGCCCGGCGACTTGCCGCCCTTCTCGAACATCTCGATCGCGAAGTAGCCGGCGATCCGCTCGTCACCACGGCGGATCGCCTTCTGGAGCGCGCTGGCCACGTCGCTGAGTTGATAGCCGCGTGCGGTGAGTAGTCTCATTCCTTCACCTCGGCGAACTCCGCTGTAATGGCGCGCACAATCGCCGCATCCTGCGTATCGTCCTCGTCGTCGATGTCCACAAGTTCATCACTGGCGGGCGTGAGGCGCGCAACGCCCCACGTCTCGCCGTCGTCGACGCTCACGTAGTATCCGCTCCACCCCTGGCCGCTCTGGCTGATGTGTGCGCCGTAGCGCAGACCCTCGACCTTGTGATCCTCGGGAATCCGCGTAGACAGCATGACCGCGTCGTCGTCGATGTACTGGTCGCTCATGATTTTTCTCCTTCAGTCCTTCAGGGTGACACGGCAGCCGTTCGGCCGCAGGGTGTGCAGCAGCGCGCGGGTTTCCGTCGCGACATCGTTGCGACCGAGCCCGCCGCTCAGCGCGTCGCGGTAGTCGTTCCAGAACTCGCCATCCGGCCGTGGTTCGATCCCGAGGCCGGCGCAGATGCGCGCGTACCCTTTCGCTTGCAGCTCCTTAGAGAATTGCCGGCTCACGTTGACCCAGCCAGAATACTGCACGCGCTGCCCGTCGACGTCCTGCTCGTGGTAGTGCGTCGAGTCGTCGGAGCCGTCGAACGTCTTCGACGTGAAGCGGTCGGTGATGCGCGAGACTTCCGGTTCGGTCGGGCCATCGGTCCAGCGCACGTTCGTCGCCGAGTACATCGAGCCGTAGGCCGTCGTGACGCTGAACTTCTGCCCAGGGAACGCCGCTTTGAGCGCGAGCCGGATCAACTGCGCGGTTTCCTTGCAGGTGTATTCGAGCCGTTCGCCGCCGTGGACAAGGTGCATGTTCAGGTTCGCCATCACTTACCGCCTTCCGTTGTGATCTGCCAGCTAACCGTATGCGCCAACTGGCCCTGCGCGAATTGTGCGGCGTCCGCGTGCGTGCGGAAGCGTCGCGTCTGGGTCGGCCGCTGGAAGGGATACCACGTCACGACGTAGGGCCGCGGCAGCGGGAGATAGCGGCCGGTCTGTGCGGACTGCACGGCTACTTCCCTCCCATCGTGCCGAGCGAGGTCTGGAGCCCGGTGACGGACGTGAACACGTCGGTCAGGTTCTCCGCGTAGACGCCTTCCCTGGTCGTCTTGATGGTCATCCCGCGCGGCGTCACCGTGCCGAACGTCAGGTCGTAATCGTCCCGGTGCGTCAGCACGATCGAGACGACGTTGATCCCGTCTTTCGCGAAGCGGCCCGGCAGCCGAAAGCGCAGCGACTCCGGCGTGAGCGTGAGCGCCTTCGCGCCCGTCATGACGACGAACTTTCGGCCGCCGAGCTGCTCGAGAATCGTGTACGCCGTCCCGGTCTGGATTGCAGTCATGTTGGTTCCCCTTTTTTATCCGGTCTCACACTCAGCGGCCGGCGCCGTTCGGCGCCAGCCGGTTCCCCCTTGAGCTCGCGGTCAATCTGCGCAACGCGCTCGAGAGAACCTACGATCCTGAGAATCTCCTGCCGGAGTGCATCTTCCTTCGTCATTGCGTCCCCTCCTGTATTGGTTCCGTGTCGTCAGAATCAATATAGAGAGTATCGTCCAAATCAAGCCAGATATAACCCAAATCGACGAGAAAATCGACGCGCCGTAAGACTTCTGTTCGCATGGAGTTAGAGACAGCCTGGCGGGGATGCCGGGCCGGAAAGGGCGAAAAGGCTAGGGGAATCCTACTGCGTGCGCGGCACGTCGACGATGAGCCGGACGGCCGTCTTCGTGGTTCGGACGTGCAGGTGGGCGCCCCACTTCCGCTGCAGATAGGCGAGCTCGCGCTCGTGCTGCGCGCCGGACCTCGAGACGGCGTTGCCGCCGGTGCCGGCGAACCGCCGATGCGCGAACGCGAAGCGGAGCTCCTGGTAGATGATCCGATGCTTCAACAACGACGTCAGGCACACGTCGATGTCCGTCCGGAGTTTCAACGACGTGTCGAACTTGAGGTCTCTGCCGATGATCCCGATCGCGCCGCCCACCCACCCCGTGAACGACACCGGTTTGAGCGGCAGGAACTTCCGCACGTCCCACGCCTGGTTGAACCCGAACACGCGCGCGCCGGCGGCCTTCGCGCACGCGGCCGTGTTCTCGACGATCTGTGCCGCCTCGTCCGGTTGCGTGAAGCGCTTCGCGCGCACGCCCACGAGCCCGTAGATCGCGTACACGTCGTCGTCGACCATGAACACGGTCTCGTCCTCGACATGGTCGAGAATCCACTGCCGCAACGGTCCCATGCCCGTCACGGCGTCAGGATGGACGAGCAGATGCTTCGTCAGCCTGCCGTAGGCGTCCGCTTCGCTTTCACCGACGCAGACCGTGGCGTCTGGGAAGAGGCTGAGCGCGCCGGCTTCGATGGTGTTGGCGCGACGACGGGACGGGATGATGATTCGCACAGCGTCTCCAGGAGCGTCGCACCGTCAATCACGCGGCCGAGCCCGACTTTCCGCACCTTGCCGAGCGTCACGGCCTCGCGCCGAACGCCAAGGATGTCGCACAACCCCTCCCAGTCGGAGGAGTTCTTACAGACGACCATCAGGTAGTTGTATTCCTCGAACGGCTGCAGGGCCATCTCGGGAATCTCTTCGCCGTCGTTCACGACGTCGCCAGCGCTCGCTAGGAGCTTCGTCCATTCCATCGGCCTGAAGAACGCCGACAAATCGACGCCAGCTTTCTCGTCGGCCGACAACTGGTCGAGGTTCCACGTCGCGAGCTCGGCGCCGCGGTTGTCGTACATCGCCAGGTCGCGCTTCTGGTCCGACGATAGATTGCTCCGGCGTACAGCGATGAGGGTCTCCCCGTCCGCGTCCACCACCTGCACCTTCGTGATGCCGGCCTCTGCCGCGGCCTCGAGCGTCGCATTCCCAGCCAGCACAACGCCAGCTTCGTCGATCACAATCGACCGGCCCGCTCCGACTTTGTGCAGCGCGTCGGCAATCAACCCGACGTTTCTGGGATTGTGCGCCCTGCGGTTCTCCGGATCTGGCGTCAAGATCCTTGAGATGCGTGATCGCCGCCGGCGCGGTCGGTACGTTCTTCTTTGAATTCTTTCCGCGCGGTGGCCGCATACCATTTTCCTTAACGTTTTTCATCGTATCCTACAACCAGCCGTCGACAGCCCCCCATCGTCAATCTGCGCTCACACGCGCGAAGCCGATGCGCGGTCTTTCGGCCGGCTGGCCGCAGAGATAGGATGCCCCCTCCCCTCATCCTTGCGACTCGCGCTGCCTCTTCGCCTGGTGGCAGGTGGCGCACAGCGCCTGCTTCTGGTCGGCGTAGAAGGTTGGGTCGGTCGGTCCTGTCACTGGCACGATGTGGTCGACCACGGTAGCTCCTGTCATGATGCCCTCGCGTTGGCAGACGCTGTCGTTGGTCTGTCGGGCCGTAGGCGGGCGGTCTCCGCAGAGGGGATACTCCCGCAGGAAGGCCGCCCGGTAGCGCGCCCAGCGACTGCCATAGCCTCGCGCCGCGCTACTGCCGCGGTAGGCGTCGGCCTGCTTCGCATGCTTCTGGCAACGTCCGCGATGCACGAGCACAGAACATCCGGGTTGTCCACAGGGTCTCAGTAATGCGCTCGGCATAAGACAGACTGTGCGCCGTCAGAGGCGAGCGTCCTCACCTCGAGAACACCCGCCCTGACTCAGGCTTACCCTTTGTCGCCCTTCTCGCCCTTCGGTCCCTGGTTGCCCTGGTTCCCTTTGTCGCCAGTGCCGCCCTGGTCGCCCTTGGCCCCGCCCGAGTCACCCTTCGCGCCGCTGTCGCCTTTCGAGCCCGTGTCGCCCTTGCTGCCCGTGTCGCCCTTGTCGCCGTGTGTGTCGCCCATGTGATTGCTCCTTGTTTTGTTGAACCGATCCGTCACTGCTTAGAATGCGCCTGAATGGTTGATT